AGTAAATCCGGTTGCTGGTGTGCTCCACTTTAATCCGGTGCTTTGTGTGCTGTCGGCTGTAAGCACTTGCCCATTTGTTCCAACTGCTAAGCGCGCTGGAGTGTCTGCGGCTGTGGCGGATATTAAATCGCCTTTTGCATCAACAATTGCGTTTTGAATGGCGTTTGAATCATCTTGAGCAACCCAAGTGAAATCCATATCTGTATTGGATGCCTTGCTCAATACCTGACCAGTTGTACCGCCTTTTAGATCCATCAAACTGGTATCAACTGCTTGACCAAACACCTCAAAATCCGCTGGTAAATCTTTTACCAAATCGGTATTTGTGGGCATCTGCCAGCCAAAATTGGAAGTCGGGTTAGCCATTTATCATTTCTCCTTTAGGTGACAATTGTAGCGTTTTCCCAGGCTAGGGTAGGTGTAATGCTCGACCAAGTCTCGGTGATTGGTACATTGTTCCAGCGGAAGGCTTGGAGTGAATATGAAAGTGGGGAGACTGTCATTTCCAAATACAGGTTTGAAACCCCCGCTCGCCAAGTCCAGCCTTCAACAAAACCCTGGAAATTTCCGTTGTTCATATTCAGCGGAAGATTTGAGATATTTAGAGCCATTCCCATATTGACACCCAGGAGGGCATCCCGATCTGTATTGTCAATTTCAGGATTGCAAATTGGGAATGATATTTGTTTGAATTCAAATTGCGGATAGGCGCGAAGATCCAGGTAGAAGGCAGCCTGAGATGTGGCATCGGCTTGATTCTTTAGGGTTGTTGAGACAGTGGAAGCCAATTCGCCATAGGTAGCAATTGAGTCAGGCTCCGAGTCCGTCACAGAGGCATTTCCCGAAGATCCATAAATGATTGAAATCTTATTTCGCACATCTCCAGCCCTCTTCGAGATCTCCAATCCGGATCCATAGGCTTGATGAGCATCGAGATCAACATACCCATTTGCTGCAAGGGCTTCGGCTCGATGGGTGCTGTCTGCGTAAGAGATTCGACCTTGAGGATCCTCATACAAATATCCAAGTGCGCTTGTTGCGACAGCAGCTGCATATTGATAAACGGATCCATTGAGATTGTTTTGGGCTTCCAGTTCATAATCTCCAGGTTGGTCAATTTCACCTAATCCTGTATTTTCTGCGTTTGCCCAGGTTGTTGTTGGATCATAAGTTGCCCAGGTAAGTGATCCTGGTACTTCATTCCAAGATCCCAGCAAAACATTTTGCAGGAGAGCATAGATTTGATCGCCATCCATATCACTCGACAAATTGCCGGTAAAATTTGCTCTAACCAAACGCGCCAATGCGCCAATGGCTGTAAGTCTGATTTCCTGCACAACTTGACTCGATCCAGGGCTTGTAACAACAACATTGACATCTGAAATAAATCCCCCAAATAAACTGACATAAGTGCCGGATGTATTTTTGACTTCAATTGTTAGGCTGTCGTTGATGTCATAAGTAATTGAAGATGCTGGTGTGGTTAAGAGATTAACTGAGCAATAGGATGCGGCAGGTTGCTCATAAATAGATTTTCTACCTGCTACAATAAAGAGATTGGCAAGAGTTGTGCTCGTTACTGTGCTGCCATTAACTTTAACCCGCCACTCAGGTGTAAAGATTGTCATAAGCCGCCCGTATATGTGCCTCTGAATTCAGAGTTTTGAATTGCATTTTGAACAGCGCGGCTAAATCCAGTTTCATCGATTACTGATGGAGCATTGACATTGATATTGATTACCCTGGCAAATCTAAGATCTTCAGCGGATGTTTGATTGATTGGAGCGGATGGCACTGAGGCTGCTTGAAGAGATTGACCAACTCTTTCAAGCATATTGAACTCTTTTTGAATTGGGCGTAATAATTCAGCAGCCTTCGCTTTACTAATTTGACCAGTATCCAACGCAAACTGAATGTCAGAGATTTTGCTGGATGTCGATTGAAGTCTGTTGATTAAATCCTGTGGAGATGTAACCAATCCACCGGAAAGTTGAGCAAGATTAACTCCTGATCCACCTCCGGCTGGAGTAAAGCCGCCGCTGGGAGTTGGAGTGCCACCACCTAAAGATCTGCTTGATTCACCTAAAACTGTGCCAGTGCTCATTTGGAAATTGCCAATAGCACCTGTTCCAGGGACTCCATCAACACTTATATCTTGGCTCTGAAATTGTCTAATTGCCATTCCCATCAAACCAAATGCAGCCGCACCTGATAAGGCACCTAGAACAGGATTCAATGCAAACATACTTGCAATTCCTGCTGCCATCGCACTTACTCGAAGCGCGTTATACACACCGATCAATCCTTTGACCAACATAATTGTTGCCTGGACACCTGCTGCAATCTTCGTTGCAACAAATATGCCAGCAGCAACAGCACCCACTGCAATCAATTCATCCTTGTAATCAACAATGGTTTTGATCACTGATCGGGTTTTGGCACCGAACTTCTCAGCCTCTTGTTGAGCATCGTTGAATGATGATGAAAGAGATTGATCGCCTGTGAGTCCGGCGATGAAGGCATTGAGTCTAGGCACACCTTCATTTAGCAGCCAGTCGCCTAATCTTTCAAATACTGGAAGCAGGGCTGCGCCGACTTGCTCTTTTGCCTCCTGGATAGCAATCTGTAATCTCTGGAATTTAACTAATGCCTCTTCCGAGCGCTTCTCGCTGAATTCACCGAATGTTGAATTTAATTCTTTGTAAATAGCATTGAAATCTTTTGATTTAATAAGGCTCTGATCAATGCCCAATCCCAATCGATTTAATGCTGTGTAATTGCCATCATAGGCTTTTCCAAGTGCGGATGTGACTGATTCGAGCGGCTTTGAAGTTGCTGCTGCTAGATCGAGCGAAAGATTAAGCAGGGTTTGGGCTTGATCGACATCTTTTGTAGATCTAGCCAATCGCTCAAATGATGGACGCAATTCATCATCTGTTACGCCTGTGGCAAGTGATACTTGAGTGATGTAGGAATTAACTGACCGGATTTGCTTTTCAGTTGCATCGGTAACAGCACCCAGGGTTTGAGCAAGTTTGTTAGCAGCGGCTTGATCTTCAGCAGCTGCTTTTGCAAACATAACAGAAAACGCACCAACGGCTGTGGTTATGGCAACAAATGATTTGACTACTTTTGCAGATATATCACTGACTTGTTTGCCAAATGATTCTGTGCCTTTAGATCCTTTGTTTAGCGCATCAACCAGGTTTTTTGTATCGCCCAGGATCTTGAGCGAGAGTGTTCTTTCGGGATTAGCCATCACACACCCTTCTTCCAGTGATCCAGGATCTTGTCAAACTTTTCATTCCATCGCCTAATCAATTCAGGCTGATTCTTGCGAAGGGTTGGATAGATAAACCATCCTCTGCCGCCCTTACCGAAGCGACCTGAATAAGCGGGAAACTGCTTAAATTTCTTGGATCCGAATTCGAAACCAGCCCATAGTTGGCGAGTTGTACCGCCTCCACTGAAACGCTGACGAGCAAACCCGTACTTAATCTCTCCGATTTTAGAAGTTTTGGAAACGCTGCCGCCATCGACAATTCTTCTAACTGCTGCCGGATTGATGTAGCGAGTGTATCCAGCCTCTTTAATTTCGCCGAAGATCCATTTGGAAAACTCAAAACCGACTTCCTGAGCAGTCTTGGTAGCCTCATCGTCCATCGCTTTGAAGGCTTTGAGGATCTGTGCCAATTCTTTTCGATCATAGGCGATCCCTTGCTCGTATGTCACCCATCTTCTCCAAAATCTCGGCGGCGGTTACTATGTCATCTGCATCATCCCAGTATTGCATCGGGATTCCAGTCTGAATAGCAAGTTCGACCAGAGTTCGCCTTATGCTTCCTGGGCTGTGGCTTTTGGGTTTGAGTCTCCGGCAGTTACATCTGCAACTGTCTCCATCCAAACTTCAAATGATTTGACTGGCTTTCCAGCGGCTTCTCGCTTGTGAGCGTTATACGCTAGAAACATCAAATCCCAAATTCCGATTGCTTCCTGGGCTTTTGAAACAGTGTTACCTGTTGCCTTTTCCCATTTAGCAAACTCAGGCGGTTGGGCAATATAAGTTGCTTGCTCGCCTGAGTTGTATTCAATTGTTATTGGTAATTTCATCTCCCGATGCTCCGATCTTAGCTAAATGTTTCTGTTGGTGTTCCAACAACTGTCATTGTCCAGGTGTCGGTTAATGCTCCAGGTGCAGCGCCTCCAGCCGATGGAAAGATTGGAAGCACATTGAATGCAAATACTGCTCCTGATGCTGCTGTGAATGATACTGCAAGAGTTGTATTTGGTGCGGCTTCGGCATCTGCCCACATCGCTTCAAATAGGGATGATGTTGCACCCCAATCTTGCAATAGTTCAATTGTGAATTGCCACTGCTTATCAGTGGATCGATAGGCGCGACCATCGAGTGTTTGATATGTTTCAATGATGGTTTCGCAGGATAGGGTTGCTGAAGTCACCTGAGCATCGTATGAAGATGAATCGAGGGTGAAAGTCACATCCCTACCAGTGATTATATTGGTCGGCATTTTCTTCTCCTAGTTTGTTTGTTCGTAGCGGATGCTTAGGCGTATGTCATTGACCAAAATCGTTGTATTTCCAACAGTATTAACTGCTGGCGATTCGACCACTGACAATTCATATCCAGCCGGAAGCGCCTGAATAATTGATTTGGTCAATTCTTCCAGGTTGCCTAATGCTGCCGAATTTGAAAAATAGGCAACTCCAACTGAGATAATGAAATTTAATTTAGCGCGAAAAGTAGATCTTGAAATGGTTTCGAATTCCCAATAGGGAGATCCTGGGACTACCGCTGCAAATGGCACCTGGGGAGTCTCGGGGACGAAATCATAAACATTGGCAGCAACTGAAGCGATTGCTGTTTTGATGGCTGCGCGAGTGTCAGCAATTGTTGATGGAGGCATTATTGTGCGATTGCCTCAACATCGAGATATTGACCTAACAATCCAGTAACTGCGCTAAACAATCCGCGGGACATTCTGAATGGCGTTACGCTGAAATCGACTCCTTCGATAGCGCCTCCACCTGCTGTGCGGTTCTGAAATACTTGAACACAAATTGATAAAACTGCCGATTCCACTGCTGAGTTTCCAACATAGGTTGATGCTCCAGTAAGTGTGGCAGTGCCTGCGGGGATTACATTGAAGCGATCAACATCTGCGGCTGTTTGTGAATATGAAAATTCTGTGAGGTCATCTGATACGGCTGTAATTGTTTTGGTGCCGTTAAATGTTGCGGAAACTCCAGCGATGACAACTGATTGTCCGACTGAGAATGGATGATCTCCCTGAGTGATGATTGTAGCAACATTGTCTGACAATTCAGCAGCTGCTATTGGCGCTTTGTAAGTGACCAGCATTGGAAGGATCACTGATTCGCTTGTGTCGATTATGTCATCGAGATAAGCATCGTTATACAGGGAAGCGGAAACGCCCAAGATTGCTCGCAACTGACTTGCGGTGACTATCGAAGGCATTTCCGTTTCCTTTTCTACTTAGGTGCCAGGCGAGTCGGGAGCAGCCCGCCTGACTTCTTTAATTAATTAGGCAACTGTTAGATTGCGGAATGCGGTTGCGTATTTGCGAGCAAGTGCAACATAACCATACAAACCAACCTCGACCTCTGCCGTACTTACGACATTTGATCTGATTTGGAATGCTGCGCTCTTGTAGAAGGTTGCTGCATCAGATGGATAAATAACACCCTTCACACCAGTTCCGGTGTCAATGTTTGCATCAACAACCAACTGCAATCCTGCAATTGTGCCTGCTGTTGATCCTTGTGTCATTAAACCTGCTGCGTTTTGTGGAGCAGCGGCTGCGAATAGTGGTCGCTTGTTGTCATCAACAGCAGCGAGCAATTCAGCGAAGTTTCCGGTATCTGCAAGGAAACGATTTGGTGTCTTGCGTACAACGCCAAATGAATCTGCAATTCCGTCTGCAATAGCAGCATAAAGAGTTGCGCCTGAAGATGATCCAGGAGCGCCGAGTGCTTGTGCGAATGCGTAGGCATCTGCCTTTTGCGCCCAGGATGCGGCTAACTCAGAGAGCAAAACCGATAAATATTCCGGATCAGATCTCTCGAGGAGTTCCACAGAAATCTTGTTTGCTCCACCGATTTTTACAACATCAATCTCAAGAGATGTGATAGTTGTATCGGTTGAGTCGAGTTCGACTGCTTCAGCAGTTTGTGCAGTTGTAGCCTGGACTCCTAAAACAGGACGATAAAACTTCATTCCTGTTGCTGGGAGGGTTCCCTGCTCAATTGAATCTGCGAATGGCATTGAGTTATCAATGATGCCAATGATGTCGCGAAGATATGTTGGCGGTACGACTCCAATGTTTTCGGTTGTGGTTGCAGCATCAAGTGCAGCAACTAGATCGCGGGAATCAGTGTCACCCTGTGCAGCGCGAATTTGTGCCATCGCGTACTGACCAGCAGTTACATTGAGATTGACCCGAGGCTTTGAATAAAACGCAGCAGTTACTGCTGGCGCTTCTGATTTCGCTGCTTCTACCGCTGGAGTTTCGGCAGGAGCAGGAGTTGTTGTGTCAGACACATTTTCTCCTTCGGTTGTTTGATCTGCTTCAGCGGTTGCCGAGTCAGAATTTTCTTCTTGTGGATCAGATGCTGCGACATCGGAAATTCTCGCGCTTGAAATGGCTGGCTCTGTCACAGCACTAACTTCGATCAATTTAGCTGCATCAATTGTCAAAACACCATCATTGTTTGACCAGGAATCGATTTTGACTCCTACTGACAAACCATCGCGTAATCCTTCGGCTGCCTCAGTTAGATAGTCATCGCCTGCGATTGTGCCAGCAATCTTAAATTGAGCCTCAATGCCCTGATCAGTAATTTCAGCACTCATAAGTTTGCCGAGCGGCTTTTCCAAACGATGCTCCCATAACAATTTCACATTCTTGCCCAGTTGAATTGAGTTTGGAAGAAATACTGTGCGACCTGCGCTGGTATTTCCCTCTTCATTCCAGGTGACAATTCTTCCCGTTACAGTGCGGCTGTTTGAATCCGCTGCTGTTATCGTCATCGGCATATTTATTTTCATCGGATCAGATCCTCTTCTTCTCTTATCTGCTCAACGCTCATCGCGCCGATGCGATTTAGGATTTCATAAACCTGCGCTCTCTCCAATGCGGATCCGCGAAGGAAATCATCCAAATCAAATCGAATGTCATATCCCGATGGTATGAATCTGCCGGATTGAGACAGTGTTTGCTCAATTGTTGTCATTATTGGGCGAAGTGAAAAATCAATTAATGCTCTGCGCTCCTGGAGTGTGTTGCTGTAAGTCATTGAAGTGACTTCGGCTGAAATGAAATGTGCCGGAATCGAACAGGCGCGGCTGAGTTCAAGAGCAATATATTGTCTCGCTTCATTGAGTTGCAAATTCTTGGGATCGTAGCCAATTGTTGATACATCAATGTCAGCATTGAGAAATGCCGTACTGCGGGATCTGCGAGCAGATGACCAGGATTCGAGTAGTTTGTTGATGCGCTCAGAAGTTAAGTTTGTTCCATTAGATTTCAAAACCATTGATGGGATTGGCTCTTTTGCAAAAGTTTCAGCTGCTTGCTCAAGTGAAAGTGCTGCGCGAATTGTGCGACCAGCCTTAAACAACAATCCATCCGTCAATGAATAAAATGGAATGATGCTCCCGATTCCGGAAAGAGGCGCAGGCACATTGTCAATGTAGTATCCAATGATCTTTGTGCCACTGGCATCGAGTTGAGGAGTGATGCGCTCGTATGGGATATATTGCGCGGCTCTGACTCGACCATCTTCGGCATAAGCATCAATGCACTGCCAAAATGCTGCCCCATAAAAGAATAAATCACTTGCTGTATAAGCATAAACAATTGATCCGGTTGTTGATGGATCAGGTTGATTGATAACTCTTGGCGGTTCAATATGCGCGCCATTTGACTTTTGATACTGCTCGAGTGGCAAACTGCCAATCGTCCCGCAAATTATTGAGTGTGCGCGTTGGATTGTTGGGATGCTCATCGCCTGACCGCGAGTTGCAGTCATTCCAGCGCCTACATTATTGAGTAAAGTTTCTTGAACTGTGAAAGGTCGAAGTGCTGCATCAACATCTGATCCAGTTGTCTGATATGTCCGACCTGTTAGGAAATCTGTGAATTTGCCCATTATGTCCGATTATAGGACACCTATCATCTAAACAGCAACAATGTCAATCTCTGTTTCGGGGCGAGTCGCAAAATGAGTAGCAAGCGCACCTGCAACAGCAGCAGCAATAACTGCTTGACTTATTTTGCGACCCATCACCCAGGATCCATCGCCATAAGGCAATTTAACTGCCGATAATGCTTGTTTTGTAAATTCATCCTGACCTGAGTGCGCCAATCTTTGTGAAGATATTGCTCCCAGGAATTCATCGCAAGCCTGTGCATATTCCTGACCATCTATTGCTTCGACTTGAATTCCGGCTGGTTTTAATCGAGCGGCAACAGCAGATGCTGTGCGGGTCGAATATGCGACTAATTGAACTGGATATTTTCTCACCCAGTCGGCAACATCATTCGCAATTGATTTATCATCCAGTGTGATGCTATTGCTCCAGGTTTGAAGTAATTGCACCTGGAATCGATCTCCCTCTAATCGCTGTGCTGCAACCAGTGCTCCCTGTTTGCGATCAGGGGTGAGATCGATAGCCAGCCAGGTATCAACTGACGGATCTAATCGCAATTTTTCAACCCGACAATTTTCCCACAATGACGGATTGACAACTGGATTGATTGTATCTACCTGGATACACAAAATCTCTGTTTTAACAATATCCTCAGGATCAGACAAAACCGCTTCTATATTTCTCTGAGTTATGGTGTAACCAAGTGAAGGATTTGCCTGAGCAACCCCAAACCAAAACTCTGGACTATTATCAAACTTGATTGCTGGATCTGCTGACCACTCAAACCAACCAATGTCATCTTTGACACCCATAGTTGCAGCAATAGCGCGCTCTCTTAATTTATTTAGGACAATACTTGATTTGTCACCCATATTTGAATAAACCCAGGTTTGAGGATTTGGAGATGCCATTTGCGTATAACGCAAGGCAGCCCAGGTTTCCTCCTCGCGATATTCTCTGACTTCATCGAGGTGAATACTCTCGGGCGCAGCTATTCCTCTACCCGCCGAATTGTTTGCCCTGACGATGTATCTGCGCCCTTCAGTAAATTGCAATTCTTGAAAACCCTTACTTTCCAATTTCTTCACAAATTCTTTTGCCAATTCAGGAGTTTGCTCGATAATCGAATTGATTTTGTAAAACACTTCAGATGATGTTGTTAATTTGTGAGCAGTATGAACTTGCAACTTTTGCTTGAGATCATAGATTCGCCACAGGATTTGTAACGCCATTAGCGTACTTTTGCCGTTTTGTCTAGCAGTTATCAATCCAACTATCGGATGCACAAATGTGCCATCGGGGTAGATCTTCAGGCTGTGATGTGCCAGCCATTGTTGCCAGGGTAAAAGTGGATGACCGATTCGATCACAAAATGTAATAAATCTTTCTCCCAGGGATGGCAAATCATTGAGTGGAGTATGAATTCGCGGTTCTGTCACACCTCCTAAATCCGAATAATCCCGAATTTTGGCGATCTCAACCGATTGAACTGGTTTGGTCACAGATTCTCCTCATAATGGACATTTCGGTTGTTTTCGGGAAAAAACAGACCAA